TAGTAAATCAACCCGTCTTGGGCGGTGTCAAGTGCTTGTAATCATATAAAATCATAGAAAATATGAAAAAGTATTAAAAAACGCTTGACAAATTAACAATGATATTAGATAATAGGTTTGTTAAACGACGAGCCTATTATTTTTTTATACTCAATCAATCAAAGACTTGTCGATTTAACGGCAAGTCTATTTTTTTACGCAAAGGAGGTGCGCAATGGAAGTTAAAAGCAAGACCGCAGAGCGAGAGGACGTCCGCAAGAGCGTTATTATGCCGAAGGGTATGTCTGATACGGTGGAACGAATTGCAGAGGACGAGGACTCGAATTTTTCCGCCGTTGTGCGTAAGGCGGTAAGAAAGTATATTGCAGAAGAAACAAGAGGAGAGGAGTAAAAGACAATGGAAACAATCAACCAAACCAAAAAGACAGTCGAGCAACTCGACGAAATGGCAAAAGTGTTTACGGCGTTTGGCACGCCCGACAAGATTTACACGAACGGCGACGAAATGACGGCGCGCCCCGAATATGCGACGGCGGAGGGCAAGAAAAAGTACCTTCGCAGAGCGGCGGCGGCTCTTGCTGACAATCTCCGTTATGGTGGCGGCGGGATTATGGGCTTTACGATAAGCCGTATAAACGGAGTCGTAAAACTGTACTTTGTGGCAGTTTGAGGAGGCGGACAATGGAAGAAAGCAAAGTAAAAGCCGAATTTGTTGCAAATTATCTATCTCCGCTATTGCGGGCGGCGGGTATTCGTGTCGAAAAGGCGGAGTATATCAAGGACGAAAAAACGGGAGAGGAAACCGTTATCATAACACACATAAACGGATATACGCGTAATCGGTGTGTGACAGCGGACTCATTGCTTGCAATAGTGCAAGATGTAATAAAAGGCTTATGAAGTACATTGCAAGTTTATCGTTTGGGAAGGATAGCCTCGCACAAATTATATTGATAAAAAAACTCGGATTGCCGCTCGACGAGGTTATTTACTGCGACATACGTTACACGAAAGAAATATCGGGAGAAATGCCCGAAATGGCGCAATGGATACCGATTGCGGAGGATATTTTGCGCCGCGAGTTTGGTATTACCGTAAAGCATTTAACCGCACAACATACATTTAAGGATTATTTTTATCGTGTAAAAGAAAAAGGAAAGCACAAAGGGGAAATATACGGCTTTCCGTATATCCTCGGCGCGTGGTGCAACTCTCGACTTAAAATGAGCGTTATTGACGGATACATAAGAAGTCTTAAAGACGATGTAACGGAATATATCGGGATTGCTTATGACGAGCCTAAAAGATACGAGGCGTTGAAAGAGCGATCGACGCAAAAAAGAATAAAACAATCAATCTTATACGAATTAGAAAAAACCGAGGCGGACGCGTTCGACCTTTGCGCGCCGTATAACCTTATAAGTCCTATCTATAAAACGGGATTGCAACGCGGCGGTTGTTGGTTTTGTGTAAAACAAAGTGTTGAAAGTATGCGCTACTTATGGAAACATCACTCGGATTTATGGGGCGAACTTTTAGAATTGGAGAAGGTGTCAAGGTGTACAGTCGGAAAAGGAAAAACACTTGCAGAGCGCGAGAGGGAGTTTATCGAAAAAGACAGACAACCAAATTTATTTGATTGTACGGAGGCGGTGGGCAATGATTAACGAGTCTATGTTTACGAGTACAACGGCAGAGTGGGCAACCCCGCAAGCGTTTTTCGACGAACTCAATGCAGAGTTTAACTTCACACTCGACCCGTGCGCCACATCGGAAAACGCAAAGTGCGCCCGATACTTTACCAAAGAGGACGACGGGCTTGCGCAAAGTTGGAGCGGCGAGAGAGTGTTTTGCAATCCGCCGTACGGGCGAGATATAAACAAGTGGGTTGAGAAAGCCCACAACGAGGCGGTTCGCGGCGGTGCGTTTGTCGTTATGCTTATCCCCGCCCGCACGGACACACGATATTTTCACGACTACATATACGGAAAGCACGAAATCCGTTTTATACGCGGTCGGTTGCACTTCAATGAAAGTAAAACCGCCGCACCGTTTCCGTCAATGGTAGTGATAATGCAGAATGCAAAGGAGGTAAAGAGTGAAAGCAATTAAAAGACTTATTGTATTGATAGTGCTTGTGGCGGCGGTATTATCTTTGGCGGCTTGCGACAATAGGGAAATTACCCAAAAGACAATAGTTGACGCAAAGTACACCCCGCAAACACAAGAAATTGTTACGGATTATGAGTACAAATACTCGTGGATACACGGAGATTTTGTACTTGTACCAAATACACATACAATCGAAAGTCCCGAAAAATACGAGATAAAATACTTTGTCGAGTATGACGACGGGGGAAACGAGTATATTTGGGAAAACGTTTCAAAAGAGGAGTACGAAAAAGCCCTTGCGGAACTAATTAACTATAAATAATTTGGAGGTACAAAATGACACAATCAACCAAACCACAACAAGTAACGGGCATATCGTATAACGCGCCTCGTCATATCGCAATTGGCGACGTGTTTTATGTGATACGATCGACGGAAACAACACACTTCCGCGAGCCTTGCAAAGTATGCGAGGACAAGCACGAGTTGACAATCAACGGCGTTACTTTTCGTTGCCCTTGTTGCGGGCAGACAAACGAAACAATTACGATTTACAACTACATCGTGCAACGCGTGCGCGTGTACTCGATAGAGTGCAAAGCAAATACGGACACTTGGAAAGAGGGTGAGTATAGGAGCGTTACGTTTGGTGTTTATCACAAAGAGGGACACGGGTACGGCGACTATTTTAGCAACAACTTTACGCAAGATATTGACTCGCGACGTTTTGAGAACTTAAACCCCGATGTATCTAAAACATCAAGCGATTTTTGCGATTATGCAATTTACGACGACTATAAAAAGGCGATTGCGGTTGCTGACGCTCTCAATGCCGCCGAGGCTGACAAACTGAAGGAATACAATGCAATACACGGCACGACATACCAAACAGAGTTTAAGCGCAAGCACGACAAAAAATCGAGTTGAGGCGGCGGAAATGGCAGAGATTAAAAGACACAAGGAAATATGCACGTATTTATCCGACCTATACGAGCGTAAAAACGCGGATTATGGCAACTCTTTCGGCGATACCTTTGCCGACCTCGGCATTATATCGGCTATAACCCGCATATCGGACAAGTATAACCGCGTCAAAAACCTTGCAAAGTCCACGCCCGATCGTCTTTGTGTAAAGAGCGAGAGCATAAAGGACACATTACTCGATATGGCTAACTATTGCATTATGACGGTTATTGAACTTGAAAAGCAAGAGGCGGCGGGACAGCCGCAAAACCAAAAGGAGGCTTTGAAAAATGGATACAAGACATCTTAACGGTTACGTTGACGACGACGGCGAGTTTTACGGCAACGAGGAAATTATCGAGTCAATTGCGGACGCGGATACGCCCGAGACCTTTTACCCGACTTGCCGCTATTGCGGTGTGCAGACGCTCCCCGACGCGGCATACGAGAGTCAAGAGCAAGCAAACGAGGCGGGGACAATGCGTTGTAATTGCTACGAGGCAAAACAATATCAAGAGGAAAAGGAGAGGGCGGAACGCCGCGAAAAAAACATTGTGCGCCTCCGTCAACGCCTTGACGACCTTATGAGTTATTGCGAAACGCGTAACGTGCCGCTTGCAGACACTACGCACGATCTTTTGTTGCGTTGTGGTATTGCCGTGCTTGACGGCGAGATCGGCAAAGCAACGATAAATTGGGCGCGCCTTAAAATCTCGTTTGCACTCAACAATAAGGACGTTATCGTTATCGGGTACACCTACTCGGACGGCGGCAAATTGGAGGTGTAAGAGGTGGCGGCAATACACGAAAGCGAGAAGTTAAACGCGCTACTTGGAAAGAGGGTTTGCGTGGTGTTTTTCGATAATGCAACAAGGAGCGGCGTATTGAAAAAATCCGAGCCGCCGCACATCGAGGGGTATAAAATCGGAAACTTACACTTCCGCAAGACGCACGTTAAACGGATAACGGAGTTGTGATATGGCAAAAGTGATTGCCGTTGATTTTGACGGCACATTGTGCGAGCGTAACTTCCCCGACATCGGTGCGCCGATAATGTCGGTAATCGAATACGTTAAACGCAAGAAAGAGCAAGGCGACACGCTTATATTGTGGACGTGTCGCGTGGGGCGCAGACTTACGGAGGCGGTCGAGTGGTGCAAACAATACGGCTTGGTGTTTGACTACATCAACGAAAGCGCACCCGAAATGGTGGAACGGTACGGCGGGGACACCCGCAAAATATCGGCGGACGAATACATCGACGACAAAATGACTTCGCCGAACTTTATACGCTTTATGGAGGTATTAACAATGACAGCGAAACAAACAAAGGATATAGCAAAAGCAACGGCGGCGGACATCTGCGAGAGCCTTAACGAATTTTGCGCAAGTAACCTTGCGGAAAAGGAAAGGGAACTCGTAACCGCAAAATTGCACGAGATCGGCGAGCGATACGGAGTCGAGCGCAAAAACCTTGACTCTTTGTCGTGGGCAGAGATTGCCGAAATCGCAGAGAGCGGCAAAGCCGATACATATTTTAAGGTCGGCGACGCGAAAAATATAACGCTCTATACGGGCGAGCGCGTCGCTCTTGTTATTCTCGGATTTAATCACGACACATTATCCGAAAACGGTGCGGCGGCGGACAAGACGGCGGGTATTACGTTTGGCTTAAAAGATATGTTGGACGGCGAGTACGAAATCAACGAACAATGCACAAATGTCGGAGGGTGGAGAAAATCGAAAATGCGCAATGTGTATATGCCGCGTTTTCTCTCGTTACTTCCCGCAGAATTGCGCGAGGTTATCAAGCCCGTTGTCAAATTGACGGGCAAGGGCAGCGGCTCGGAGGAAGTCGAGTCAACCGACGACAAGTTATTTTTGCTTTCGCAAGTCGAGGTTTTCGGCGACAGCAGATACACGGCAGACGGCGAGGGTGCGCAATACGCGTATTTTAAGAACGGGGAGAATGTTATCAAACGTCGCGGCGGCTCTGCGAGCAATTGGTGGTTGCGCTCGCCGTACGTTAGCAATACTACCGGCTTTCGGTATGTCTACTCGTCGGGTATTGTCACCAACAACGCCTCGAACGTCTCGTACGGCGTGTCCTTCGGCTTTTGCGTTTAATCTCGCAATCGAATAATCGCCCGCCCGCGTGGCGGGCTATCACAAGGAGGTAATGCAATGTCGAATTACAAAAAGATAATGTTTGACAAAGGCATTATGCAAAAAGAAGTGTTGGATAAGGTGCGGCACACCGACCCGCGCGTTGATAAATCGCTTTTGAGCAAGATTGTAAATGATGTGTGTTTGCCTACGCCGCAGACACTTGACGGGATTTGTCGCTCGCTCTCGTGCGATGTGTACGAGTTATACGACCCGCGAGAAATAGCACTCGCGCCGAAAGGCACAAGCGTATCAAGCGGCGCAAGAAAGAGCCGCGAGAGGCGTGCAAGAAACGATTTTTATAATCTTACGGTCGAGATACCGCGCGACCTTGCCGAGCGAGTGTTTGCAAAAGCCTCGTTGCGCAAGTTGGGGTATTTAAGTAAGACCGATTGTATCCGACAGTTTGTCGAACAACTCGACAAACAATTGACCGAGATATCAAACAAAGAGAAAGCCGCCGACGGTGCAGACGCACCGAACGACGGCAAACAACTATAAAAACAATATAAAAGGCAAAGTAAAGGGCTATCGCAATTGGCACTTGACGATAGCCCGAAAGTTGACGCGTACATCAACCAAACCGTATATACATTATAGCATATCGGAGGTCGATTTGTCAAACTTTTGCAAGGCGAAAAACGTGCTTTTGCGTCCTCGTAATGAAGTATTATCTTACCGACGAAGGATTGCTAAAATCGAGTTTGAGTTTTGTGTTTTATTCCGTCGCCTTGACCGTACAAAAGCACGTCGTCAAGCAGAGTCAACGCCCCTCGAATTTTCGCAAGAAAATTTTGCGTAAGCAAGGACTTGACTCGCACGCTTGGCGTAAGTGCTACGGTCAATGGCAAGCGACGGAGAACACAAAACGATAAACGAGTTAAAGCAGAGATTGCCCCGATCACGTTTAGAGAGAGTGAAACAGCGGGCAGAGAAAGCGACAGCGTGTTATATTCCAGAGCCTTGCGGGGTCAAGGGGCAAGACCCCTTGTCGTCTTGCAAGGGGCGAAACCCTTGCAGAGAGAAAACAAACGCTTTGCCTTTACCGAAGGAGGCTAAAAGTGGGAAAGTACACGATTGACCCGCAAAGATACGACTACGACGAGATATTTGCGAACGAGGCAGAGTATGAGGCGCGATTGCAAGCACTTGAAGATAAACACATCGTCCACTATCGGACAAAGACAATCAAAAGCGGAGATGTCTTGGAGTGTGAAATATACCCCGTTTGGAATACGAGCCGATCGACCGAAAGGGCAAGGAGAGAAAAGCAAAGCAGAGAGGCGCAAAAGAGGCTTAATCACAAAAACGCAACAAAGCACGTTGTACGGCTCGTCAACACGAATTTTACCGATAACGATATGTGGGCGACCTTTACATACGAAACGAAAAAGTTGCCAAAGAGCGTGGAGGAGGCAGAGCATACCTTCGGCAATTTTCTCCGCCGATTAAAGTATCACGGCAAAAAACTCGGCTTTCCGCCTCTCAAATACGTTTATTGGACGGAGTTTGAAAGCGACGAGTCAAAAGGTAAGCACAGAGTCCACCACCACATAATAACCAACTTTGGCGACCGTGATATTGCCGAGCGGCTTTGGACGGGCGGAGCAAGAAAGCAAACGAGGCGATTGCAAGCGGACGAGAGCGGATACGAAGGCGCGGTGTGCTACTGTATGAAAGACCCGAAAGGGACAAAACGCTATAAGACATCGAAAAACTTGCAAAAGCCGCAAATCACGATAGCCGACTACAAGTTTACGAGGCGCAAGGTCAAGAGGCTTGTAAACGGCGACACAAACCCGCAAGGAGTGTTTGAGCAAATGTATAACGGCTATCGCCTTACGACGTTTACACACAAAACAAGCGACTATGTATCGGGTGCGTACCTATACGTCAAAATGGCAAGGAAAAAGGACAGAGGAGGCAAAAAGACAAATGAAATACATCGGGAGTAAAGCAAAGATTGCGGCAGACATCGTGCCGATTTTGCAATCGTGCATAGACGAAAACCATATCAAGCAATACGTCGAGCCGTTTGTCGGCGGGTTTAACATAATCGACAAAATCGAGTGTGAAAACCGACTCGGCAATGACATTGACCCGCTCGTATGCGAACTCGTGGAAACGTGCCGAGAAAATCCCGCGCTTTTAGACCGTTTAAGCACTCCGACGCGCGAGGAGTATTACGACGTGCGCGACAATCCCGAAAAATATGCGGGTTGGTATCGAGCGGCAATATTGCTCTTTGCGTCCTATAACGCCCGTGTGTACGGCGGTTGTTACGGAGCGACGGCAACCACGAAAGGCGGACAAGTCCGCAATTACTTTGAGGAGAGCAAAGCAAACTTTAAGCGGCAATTGCCGAACTTGCGTGGCATTTTAGTCGGTTGTTGCGATTATCGCAATATGCGTTTTCCGACCCGCGAAAAAGTGTTGATTTACTGCGATCCGCCTTATGCTGAAGGTATCGGATACGCGAAAGATTTTGACACCGCCGCTTTTTGGCAATGGTGCAGAGAACGCGCCGCAGAGGGACATATCGTCGTTGTAAGCGAGTACAACGCGCCGCCCGATTTTGCGTGTGTTTGGGAGCGGGCAGTCAAAACGCACCTCGACAACCGCAAGAAACTCGACCGAGTCGAAAAACTTTTTATTTTGGAGGCGGACAATGGCAAAGATAATTGAAATCAAAATTGCGCCCGAACATTTTGCCGATGTAAAGCGTGGCGTTAAAAAGGCGGAGTTGCGCTACAACGACCGCAATTACGAAGTCGGGGATTTGCTCGTCTTGCGCGAATACGCGGGCGGAGAGTACACGGGGCGGCGTTATTGCGTAACGATAACGCATATCTTGCAAAACTGCGGCTTTGGATTGCTCGACGGGTGGGCAATGTTGAGTATCAAGCCGTTTAAGGAGGCGAAAAGAAATGATAAAAAAAATCGTTAGTATTTTATATCTTGCAACGTTGCTCGTTATGGTACTTTGTGTGCCGATGTCGGCGATTATGCTTATTTGCAAATTGTGTGCGGCAACGCCGCTTTCGTGGATAGGTTGTTGCGTGCCGTTGCTGATTGCAATTGCGTCTTTGCCGATACTCATAATCACGAAATTACTACTTGACGTAAGGGAGGGCAAATAATGCCGAAACAGTCTAAAAAAACCGCGCAAAAAACCCCGAAACAGCGGGACGCGGAAAAACAACGAAAAAAGAGCGTCGGGGGCGGCGCGACGGAAAAAGCGGAAAAGAAAAAGACGGGTTGCGCGTCCGAGTACGCAAATAAGGTATTACCTTATTTGGAGGACATTGCCCGATACGCTCGTTGCGGCGTAACGGAAGGGCAACTTTGCGAATATTACGGAGTCGGCAAAACCTCGTGGGCGAAATACAAAAAAGAAAACCCCGAACTTGCCGAAACACTTTATAAGGCAAAGCAAGAATTTAAGACGGAGTTAGTAAATAACGCCTACAAAGTGGCTATGGGATATAGTTACATCGAGGAAACAACCGAGGAAATTAAAGACAAAAACGGGGCGGTTATAGGGCAGAAAACAAAGCGATACGAGCGTTACGCAAAGCCCGACGCGGGTATGATACAATTTTTGCTTATCAACCGTTTTACCGACGATTTTGCACGCGATCCACAAATCGTTGCATTGCGTAAAAAGGCATTGGAATTGGCGGAACAAGGTAAAATCACTCCCGAAAATACGGAGGGGATATAATGGCACTTGACCCGATACACGCCTTTTATTGCCGCAAAGATTATTTGGATTTGGCGCAGTCGTGCAAGATAAAGAGCGGCGGTATATGCGCTCGTTGCGGCGGCGTGTTTGATATATCCGAATTGCGACCGCACCACATAATCGAATTGACGCTCGAAAATATCGACGATGTAAACATTACGCTAAACCCCGACAATATCGAAGTGTTATGCCACGAGTGCCACAACGCCACGCATAACCGCTTTGGTAATGCTATCGGGGTAAAGCGCGTTTATCTTGTCTATGGCTCGCCGTGCGCGGGTAAATCAACGTATGTAAACGCGGTTGCAACTCGAAATGACTTGATTGTTGACCTCGACAAGATACACGGCGCATTGTGTGTTTGCGGGCTTTACGATAAGCCGAACGCACAAAAGAGGATTGCATTTAATATACGCGATTATTTGCTCGACGAGATAAGAACGGCGACTCCGCGTCGCAAGTGGCAAGACGCGTATATTATCGGCACATATCCGAGCAAGATTGACCGCGACAACTTCGTGCAAGACTACGGCGCGCAACTCGTACACATAGCAACGCCGAAGGAGGAGTGTATCAAGCGAGCGTATCAAGACATCACACGGTCGGGCATACGCGACGCGGTTATCGGTTGGATAAATGACTATTGGGAGCGATATAACGAGTAGAGTTTTATTTTTCATACCCCCCATACAATGGGAGTTTGGAAAACGCAAAAAGACTCCACGCCGAAAGTCGCTTGCACACACACCGCAAATTTGACTTTTTCTCGGAAAAGTTTGCAAATCGAAAATGGAGGCTTGAAATGGCAGTAAAAAAAGCAAAGACAAGGGAGGAAATCGCGGAGGCGGAGTATAACCGTCTTATCGCACGCTATAAGGAGGCAAACGTTGACGAAATAAGATTGCAAGTCAACGACTCGCTTATCCGAAAGGTGGCGGAGTTATACGCGATATTGGAGTCGATAAAGGACTTGCCGACGTTGTACTTCGACAAGTTAAACCCTTACGCGCAAAAAGAAACGGCGGCGGGTAAGGCACGCGTCAAGTATATGGCACAATATACTTCGGCAATGCAGAAACTCAACAAAGAGATGTTGGGCGCGATTGCGTCCGACGACGACGGCGGACTTGACGACTACGAATAATTGCGCCGAGTGGATTTTGATAAACCCCGACATTGTGCCTATTACGGGGTGGAACGTCATAAACGAGGAGGTCGGCGGGCGGCATAGTTATTTAATCGAGTATTACAAGCGTTGCCGATCGGGAGAAATCATAATCGGGCGTGAGTTGCAAACGACGCTCGAAAGCCTCGTGCAAGACTACTTGTACCACTCCGACACATACCGTTTTGAACTCGAAGGGGCGCACAAGCGGATACAGTTTATCGAGCGAGAAATCAAACACTTTGAAAGTCCGTTTGCGGGCAAGCCGTTTTTGCTGACGTTAAACCAAAAGGCAATTGCGGAGGCGGTGTTTGGCTTTTTCGTATTTGACGACGAATTGCTCGGCGGCGGTCGTTGGGTGCGTCGGTTTAAGGAAGTTTTGCTTTTAATCGCGCGCAAGAACGGCAAAACACCGTTTACAGCGGCTCTTACTCTTGCCGAGTGGTTTTGCGGAGAGGCGGGACAAAAGGTAATGTGCGCGTCGAACGACTACGAGCAAGCGGGGTTGATTTTTGATTGCATAAACAACTTCCGCGAGGAGTCGCGTGCGATGTCGCGCGTTACGCGTAAGAACGTCAAGGGCATATTTTTCGGCAATCCAAAACAAGGCAAAAAGACGGGCAAATTTTCCTCTCAAAACAAGGGCGCAATCAAAAAGATGTCCGCAAAGTCGGGTGCAAAGGAAGGTCGTAACTTAAAAATTGTTATCGTGGACGAGGTACACGAAATGAAAGACCGCTCGACGGTAATGCCGCTCCGTTCGTCATTGACGACGCAAGACGAGCCGTTGTACTTCGAGATAACGACCGAGGGTATCGTCCGCGACGGATACCTTGACGAAAGGTTGCGGGACGCGCGCCGCGCGCTGAAGGGGGAAATAGAACGCCCGCGTTGGCTTGTGTGGTTATACACGCAAGACAGCGAAAACGAGGTGTGGAACGACGAGGCAAGTTGGCAAAAATCAAATCCGATGTTGGGTGTCGTCAAGAAAATATCCGACTTGCGCGACCTTGTGGAGGAGGCAAGAAACAACGGCGCGCAACGCGCGTTTACGCTTGCCAAAGAGTTTAACATCAAGCAACTATCCTCCCGCGCTTGGTTGCGAGAGGCGGACATCGTCGAGTGCGACGGTCAATTTGATATTGTGGATTTTGCGGGGCATTGGTGCATTATCGGCGTTGACCTTGCAGAAACAAACGACCTTTGTGCGTGTACTTTCTTGTTTATGAAACCTAACGACCCCGTCAAATACCTTTACACGATGTACTTTGTAACCGAGGTCAAGGCGGGCGACGGGCAGTCAACCGACAGCCCGACAAACCCCGAAAAAAGGGACTATAAGCAATGGGCGGACGCGGGGTTGTGTCGCATTGTCAAAGGCAATGTAATCGACGACAACATCGTTGCCGAGTATATTTGGGAGATTTTCAAGCAATACAATATCCGTCCGTACCGCGTGGGATACGACGAGTGGCACGCAAAAGAATTTGCAAAGATAACAAAACAGCACTTCGGCGACAACGTGCTAACAAAAATCAAAATGTCGTACGAGGGATTAAATACGCCGACGCGAACGGTCGAGGAGGATTTGCGTGCAAGGCACATCAATTACAATCGAAACGAAATTTGCGCGTGGTGTTTTAGAAACTCCGCCGTAAAACACGACAACAAAGGCTTTGTAATGCCCGAAAAAATCAACGGGTATATCGGCAATAAAATCGACGGCACAATGTCGAAGGTCATTGCTTACGCCGCGTTGCGTGAGTGCAAAAGCGCGTTTCTCGCAAAAATAGGAGCGTAAGTATGGGAGAGCAGATAAAGCAAGATAAAAGACATCAAAAGGAGATACGTTGTCCGATCCACAAAAGGTTGCTCGGCAAGTACGACGCACGCGACGGGGTTATCAATGTTACATACTTTTGCCCGCTTTGTAAGCGAGAATATACCTTTACAATCGAGAAAGAGGGGCGATAAATCACGATTTTACAATTTTTTGTCGCATAAGCATTGACTTCGGCTCTCGATTTGAGTATAATTAAACTGTAAATTTAATATTGCGTTATCCGCCGTTACGACGGCGAGTACCCCATTTTTGATACATCAAAAACAAGTGGGTCGATATTTTATCAAAAGGCAAATTGCGCCTTGTTGGTAGTATCGACCCACTTTTTATTTTTGCCAAAGGAGGTTAAAAGGCTTGGGAACATCAAAAACCGCAATACATAACTTGCTTGGTTGGAATAGGTCGAGCGGTTACAATAGTCGTTTGATTGACGCAAACAAGGTCGTTTTTTCCTCGTTTGGTAGCAATGTGTATGTAAGCGACATTGTCAAGACGGCAATACATCGCGTCGCCGAGGAAGTATCGAAGTGTAATATCAAATCGGTTATCGAGCGTCAAAACCCGCACCGTATCGAGGTGCAAGAGGACGACATAAACGCCGTACTTGCCGCAAGGGTAAACCCGCTTTGCGGGATTAAAGACTTTTTGTACAAGGTAGCGTGGTTGACGCTTACAAACAAAAATTGCTTTATCTATTGGCTTTACGACGAAGTGCCTATCAAAGGCACACCATACGTCAAGCGTGTTACCCGCGGATTTTACCCGATTGAAAACCAAAACGCAACGCTTAATGCAAAAATGTACTTATCGGACGCGGGCGAAATGCGTATCGAGTTATCAAACGGTGTAAATGTGTACGATATGCCGTACTGCGATATTATACACGTCCGACTCGGATACGGTCAAAATGCGTATTTAGGCGGCGGAGAGGACGGGCGCGCAGACAATCGCGGCTTGCTTGGCAACTTGCAGACAATGCACGTTATCAAGGAGGCAATCCCGAAATCATTGCAAGCGTCGTTGTCGCTGAAGGGCGTGCTGACAATGAAAACCGTTGCAGACGCTGACAAGCGCGAGGTTACGCGAGAAGAATTTGAAAAGCATATTTTCGACTCAAAGTACGGCATTGTCGCAACGGACTACGAAAGCGACTTCACGCCGTTAAACATAAGCGCGACAGATATACCGCAAAACGTGTTGTCGTTTCTGCGCGACGAGATTTTGTCCCCGTTCGGCGTGTCGCTCCCGATCTATCTCGGAAAGTACACAGACGACGAGTACACGGCGTTTTATCAAACGGCGGTCGAAGGGTTGCTTATCTCGATTGCGGAGGCAATGAAAATCGCGTTGTTTACGCCTCGTCAATTGTCGTACGGACATACAATCAAGTATTACGATAAGTTGGTGCAATCCTTGTCTTTCTCGCGCCGTCAAGAGATAGCGGAAATGACAAAGGACGACGCGCTTTTATCGCGCGACGAAAGGCGCGAATTACTCGGATACGAACCCGACGGGCAACCGACGAGAGTGTCGTTAAACTACATCGACGTATCAATTGCAAATCAATATCAAGTATCGTCGCTCGCACAAGGCAAAAAGCCGACGGCGGCGGGACAAAAGGAGGACGGAAATGCCACCGATTAACACGCTTACAACGCCGCGCTTTGAGCGTCGCTCGATTATCGAGGGAAAGCCCGCGGCAATAAACCCGCTCGAAGGAATAATCGAGGGATACCCGATTGTGTTTAATCAACGCACATTGATTGCGGGGTTGTTTTATGAGGAAATCGACGCGCACGCGCTCGATAGTGCGGATTTATCCGACATCAAGTTTTTACTTAATCATAACGGCGACGGCATACCCGTTGCGCGCCACCGCAGAGGCAAACGCTCGTCTATGGACGTTGATATTGACTCCGTCGGTATGGCAATCAAAACAAAACTCGACATCGACAACAATGCGACCGCAAGAGAGTTATGCTCCGCGGTTACTCGTGGCGATGTGGAAGATATGTCGTTTACATTTGGCGTTATGGTATCGGGCGAGGAGTGGTATGACCTCGACCAACCGATACCGTTTAGACGCATTACAAAAATATCAAAGGTTACAGAGGTAAGTGCAGTCAATGACGGCGCATACCCGCAAACCTCGATATATGCCCGCTCGGCTGACACGTTGGATAACGAAAAAAAGGCGTTGGATAACGCCCGTGTCGCCGCGTTGGATAACGAAAAAAGAGAGCGGCAAACAGCGCAAGCGGCTTTAAGGCTTGAAATCGAAAAATATTTATTTTTGGAGGAGCAAAGACAATGAACATCAAAGAACTTTTGGAAAAGCGCGCCGCCCTCTTGGCGGAGTTGCAGAAACCCGAAACTACGAAGGAGCGTTTCGACGAGGTACGCGCAGAGGTTGCAAAACTCAACTATACCATTGAGGAGTTGAGAAAGGACGAGGCGCAGAAGAAGGCGGAGGAGGACGCGGCAAAAGAGGCAGAGTTGCGCGGTGCGCGTTTGCCTATCGGCGGCGGTACTCTTTTCGACCAAAGAAAACTTCCTACCGAGGAGGCTCGCAAGAAAGCCGAGGAGGAAATCGAGAAACGCGCCGCAACTCTTAAAAAGGGCGAGGCTATCACGTTTAACAGCCGTGCCGCGGTTGCGTCGGGAAGTACGGCACTTGGTACGGCAGTAAGCGCAAGTATCAATCCCACTTTCGAGCAGGTCGGAACGCTTGACCAACTCGTAAACAACGTACACCTTGAAGGTGCGGGTGCGGAGAGTTACAAAAAGCCTTTCGTTAAGACTATCGGCGAGGGCGCAATTACCGAGGAAGGGAAAGCCCCCGCAACAACCGCCGAGCCTACTTTCGGGTATGCTGACATCAATAAGGTAAAAATCGTTGCGTACGCAGAGGTCAACGAGGAGGTCGAAAAACTCCCCGCCGCAAACTACATCGCGGAGGTTGACGCGGCAGTCGTCGGCGCGTGGAAAAAGAAGGTAAACGCGCAGATTATGAACGGTAGCGGTAGCGGCGAACTTGTCGGCATTGTAAACGCACCTACTTCGATTATCGAGGCGGGACAGCGCAATACCATTGCCACGATTGACGAAAACACGCTCGACGAGGTCGTGTTTGAGTACGGCGGCGACGAGGAGGTCGAGGGCGACGCAATGCTTATCCTTAACAAACTTACTCTTAAAGAGTTTGCAAAGGTTAAGGGTAGCGACAAAAAGCGCGCATACGACATTGTCGTTAGAGGCAATACGGGTACTATCAACGGTATTCCTTTCGTTTGTACGAGCAGACTTGCGCCTTTTGCAACGGTAGAGGCAGGCAAACCTTATATGGTTTACGGCAAAATGAAGGGATACGAACTTGCGCACTTTACCGCGCTCGAAGTGGCAAAGTCCACCGACTACAAGTTTAAGGAGGGCGTTATCGCGTTTAAGGTAACGGGCTTTGTTGGCGGCTCTCCCGCTATGTGGAACGGATTTGCAAGCGTGCAGAAGGCGGCGGGTACTACTAACCCCGTTGGTTAAAACGGGCTTACAAAGGTTTTTGAGTGCGGGTTGCCGAAGTAGCGATACGCAATCGGTAAACGAGAGGAGGTAATCAACTATGCAAGAGGTTGACAAAATACTTTTCAAATTGGGCTATCTTGACAGCGACCCGCACAAAAAACAAGAGGTACAAGGCTACATCGACGAGGCGACCGAGTTTATGACCGAGAGCGGCGTACCGCGCGACAAGTTGACAACTCAACGCGCGTATGCGATTAAGTCGATTTGGGCGGATTGCAGAGATAGAGGCGACGACGACAAACTTATCAAAAAGGACGGTATGCTCGTCGCCCTCATATCTCAATTGCGGAGGTAACGGAGTATGGCTAAACAAGAAGTCAAGAAAAAAAGGACGCTTGTAAAATTTGCCGTACAATGCACCGAGTACGAGGAGGGAAAAGGCGCAACGACGGTTTGGAAACCGATTTGCGTGCAGATCGGCACGGACGACTACGGCGCGCCGATTATGTCGGATTGTTTTTATTGTGAGTGGCTCGGCTTTTATGGGGCGGCGGCTATACAACAGCAAGCCGACGGTATTATCCGTCCCGCTCGCGTGCGCTTACCCTACGTTAAACGCCTTTATGACGCATTGCTTAACAGCGATGTAAAAATCTATTTGCACGGACTCGCAGACGACGCGCATACTTTCAAACTCGCCTCGGCGGCGGACGACATATTGCAAGAAAATAAAACGTTGGAGTTTCAAGTCAAGAAGTATGAGGTAAGGTAATGAACATAAGAACGGTAACGCAAAAAATATTAGACAAAGTATTGTTGCCGCACGGCATATTGTCGCACCATTTAAGGCGTGTTGAGGTTGCTAAAATAAGCGGCTCGACGGTTAAAGTGAATAGCGACGAGTATGTCGTTTATCGCGTTGTATCAAGCAGACACGGCGCGTACGGCGACGGAAATGCCAACATTACGCGTTATTACGTCGATGTGAATTACTACTACAATTACGAAAAGACGGACGCGCGTTTTGTGGAGGCTGACGCTCGGATAAAGGCGATTATCAAAGAGTTTTTATCCGATAAGCGTTTCCACCTTGCAAACGGTCAAAGCGATTTATACGACCTCGACAATCCGTATCGCGGTATCAATGTCGAGTTTATGTATATCGAGGTGGCGGACAATGGCGGGTAAGATAACAACGGGTAAATTATCTCTCGACGAACTCCCCGCGGCGTTAGAGCAGTTATTGACAGACTTTCAACACTCCTCGTTTGAAACGCGGCAAGACGCGGTGCAAGCGGGAGCGGAGGTTTTCAAAACGGCGGTTGAGGGGGCGACCCCGAAAGACACGGGCGAAATGGCGCGGTCGTGGAAGATAAAAACCAAATATAAAGATCGCCGTTACGTTGGCAACACACGAGTCGCAAAAGGGGCGGTACACCGCAAAACGAAGGACGGCTCGAAAGGAGAGGCGCGCGACGGTGTGCCGCTCTCAAACGTTTTGGAGTACGGCGAAAACAGCAAGCACAACGGATTTATCCGAAGGTGCTTTGATAGTAACGAGCCGCAAATTTTCGCGGCAATCAAAAATACACTCAAAAATGGAGGTAATCAATAATGGATAAAAATAAAACCCTTGTCCGCTTTAATGTGCAAAACATCAAAGCGGCAATGCCCGACGGTAAGGGCGGTTTTGAAGTCCCTTTCGCCTATGGTACGGCTATCAAAATGGCGTTGGAGGCGGACTCGTCCGTTAAAAAGATTTACGGCGACGGTCGTGTGATCGTGCCTCTTGTCAACGACAAGGGCAAGACGGGTACTATGACGACAAACAATGTATCCGACGAGTACGAAATCGCAAACGGGCGTAAACTGCGCACCGCAAACGGACTTGCGGAAATCAAACAGCAAAAGAACGTTGTACACGCAATTTACTTTGAAACTTGCGGACTTGACGGCGACGGCGGTATGCCTATCGCCAAAACGTGGTTGTACGGCGTTACGTCCTCTCGTCCTTCCGAGTCTTTCGACCAAAATACGGACGACATCAACGAGTCGTCGTTTGAAACGCCGCTCGAAATGCGCGGCACACCCGTTTTGAACGCCGACGGGTCGGAGTATAAGGACGCGAAGGGCAATACCGTTATCGCTTGGCAAATGACGGTAACACCCGACGACGAAGGTTACGAAACTTTCGGCGACGCGGTTGTATTGCCTAAAATGCCCGACAGCGGTAACGGAGGCGTGTAATGATTAGGACAACGTTACCCGTCGTCGAAAAAAGTATCGACGAAAACAACAATCTCGTCGTAAACAAAAAAAATATCAACGTGTCGGTTGATACGTCCTTATTTGCCGAGGAGCGTTGGGAGCAGAACTTCCCGCACAATGCGAAAAACGAAACGCTTTTTGCCTACATCGAGCGCGTGAAGAACGCGGGACAAATCGAGAGTAAGGCGCACATCTTGTCAAATCTCAAAGCCCTTTATTGCTTTATGGAGGGCAACGAAATCCCCGACTTTAAGACATTTTGTCAAATGTTTGACCTCGCGGACGCAACGTATCTCGGTACGCTGATTGACAAGATTAAAACCGTTTTCGACCTCGTGCTTAACGGGAGTACGGCAACCCCAAAAAACTGACGGCGCACAGTCAAGAACTACGGCGATTGTACGACAAAATCAACCCGACGAAATCGGACAGTCGCCGCAACGACTTGATTGTGCCGAGGTATATAACTTTAATGCAAAAATGCGTCGAACATAAAGTACAAGATTGCTTTATCAAAAACACGCATTATACCGACCTCGTGATATTGCTTTACTCGATCGACATTGCAAATATGCGGTCGATGTTGAGGCAGAGGGCGGCAAACGCAAACCGTAAGCGCAACGTCGAAATGCGCGACGTGTCGCAGTCGGACGCGGTCAAATTCTTAAAAGGAGGTGCTATAAATGGCTGACAGCATACGCGGATTAACCGTTGAAATCGCCGCGGACGCTACCGCGTTTAATAAACAAATGCGGCAAATGCGCACCGAGGCAAAGTCGTCGCAAGCCGAATTAAACGCACTCCAAAAGAGTTTGGAACTCGACTTCGACGAGGGCAAGTTTTCGCAAGCGCAAAAGGTAGCGCAACAAGCGATTGACGAAACGGCACGCTCCGCGGAATTACTGCGGGAGCGATTGCGGTTTATGGAGGAGAGCGGCAACGCCGACACTTCGGCGTATCGCAAATTGCAAACCGAGTTGACGCAAACCGAATTAAAGGGACAGCAACTCGAAAAGCAACTCGAAAAGATAAATCAAATCAAGTTTGACGCAATCGCAAAAAGCGTATCCGATGTCGGCGACAAGATAACGGGAGTCGGGCGCGCCTTAACGCCCGTATCGGCTCTCGCGGGAGCGGCGGCAACGGGGCTTGGTGCGCTTGGCGTATCAACTGCGGCAACGGGCGCAAATATCGACGACTTGGCGTTGAGGCTTGGAATATCTGCCGAAAAGGTGCAAGAGTTGCAGTATGTCGCCGCGCAAACGGGCGTGGACTTTGAGGTTTTCAATAAAGGACTCATAAGGATACGCGCCGCATTGCTCGATTTATCTACGGGTACGGTCAATAATGCGGCTCGCGCAATGCAGTCGCTCGCACTCAACATCTCGGAGTTTTCGTCGCAAGAGGCGATGTTTGACGGTGTTATCGACGCGCTTGCCTCTATGGAGGATAAGACGCTACAAGCGGCGTATGCAAACGAGATTTTCGGCGACAAAATCGCAAATCAAATGTTGCCGTTTCTCAATGCGGGCGCGGACGCTATCAATCAATTTAAGAGCGAGTTTGCGGGTATGTCCTACTTGACAAACGAGCAAGTATCCGCCCTTGCGACGCTTGACGATACGCTTTATTTGTTGAAGGAGTCGTTACGCAATGTCGGTTTACAAATCGGCGCGTCGTTGCAACCTCTTTTGCAAAGGCTTGCGGAAACGATTAACACGAACATCATACCGAAGTTGCAGAAACTCGCGGAGTGGTTTAACTCGTTGTCAATCGAGCAACAAGAGTTTGCGTTGAAGGCGTTGTTGGTGGTGGCGGCTCTCGCGCCGCTCGCAATGGGTATCGGTAAAGTGGTGTCGGCGGTCGGTAGTGTGATACAAGTATTGCCGTCGCTTAACTCGGCTTTATCGACGCTTGCGGCAAACCCGATAATACTTATCATTGCGGCGATTGCGGCAATCTTGCTTGTGCTTTATACGCAATGCGAGGCTTTCCGAGAAAGTATAAACAATCTCGTATCCGTCCTCGGCGGTGCGTTGCAACCCGTGCTTGATTTGATAATGGGCTTGATACAAACGCTTTTGGGCTTTCTTACGCCTATACTCGATATAATCGGGCAAATCCTCGCAACGGTAATAAATGTTGTTGTGGACGCGCTAACGCCGTTATTTGACATCTTGCAAATGCTTTTCAATCTCTTGCAACCATTGTTGCAAGTTGCGTTGATACCGTTGCAAGTAGCCTTTAAGGCGTTAGAAGTGCCGTTAAAGATACTCGGCACATTACTCGGTTGGCTTGCTCCGCTTTTTCAAGTTTTCGGAAATATCGTAACAAAGATTTTTTCGGGAGTTGTAAAGGTAATCAACCTCGTTGTCGGGGTGGTTGAGGACGCTGTCAACTTTGTTATCGGGATTATAAACGGCTTGATCGACGGCGTAAACGGCGCGCTCGGTTGGCTCGGCGTGCATATCGACCGCATTGCGGAAGTTAAGTTGCGCATTGATACGTCGGATATAGAGTCTATGGACGATGTAAATGCGATTATCGACTCAACGCCTCCGACGATAGACGGCGGCACGACGGACGGCGGCGGGACTGCGTACGACGACATCGGCGCGGGTGGTACGACGGGCGACATCTACAACAACGATTATAGCACCAACAACACGACGCAACACGTTACGGTAACAATCCAAAACTACGCGGCGGAAGTCGATACCGATCAACTTGTGCGCGACATCAATAAAAAACTTGCGGAGGCGATGTAATGAGGAAATTTGTATTGCATACATACGACAAAACAAAGTCCTTTGACTTAAACGGCGACTCCGCGCTCGCCGCCGAGCCAACAGGGCTTGGCAATGCGTTTTCGCTCTCGTACAAGGAAAGCGAAAAGGGAAAGCACCTTGTCAATGTTGCGCCGTCCTTTGACCCTATTGTGTTAAAGATTTATTTTAATGCGGACGGTACGGACGGATACGCGAACTATAAAGGATTGATGTTGTTTTTAGCGGAGTGCGGCACGTCGGTTTTTCTCTTTGAGTATAACGACGGGGTTACGGACAAGTATTGCGACGTGGTATTGCAGAGCAACACAAAGACGGAAATTAATGAGGAGGGTTTGTTTTGCGAAACGTTTACCTTTGAGCGTCAAACCTATTGGTACGAGCGTGTGGAGGAGTCGTTTGCGCTTAAACATACGGCGGCAGAGTCAACCGCGTTTCCGCTCGGTTTTCCGTTTGGTTTTGCGGGTAGAGTGTTTGTCAAAAAGAGGCTTATATCAAACAAGTTTTTTACCGACGCGCCTATCACGATAACCATAACGGGCGACATCAAGAACAATATCAACTTGTATATTGCGGACACGAAGGACAATATCGTTGCCGAAATATCACTATCAACCAACAACAAGGAAGGCACGACAATCGTAATCGAGCCGACCAACAAAAAGATAACCGTAACGACCGACGGGCAAACCGTAAACGGCTATGGGCTGACGGACAAAACAAAGCAATCTTTTCTCTACCTCCCGCAAGGCGATTATTATATCGGCTCGAATATGGAGGACGAGGACACGGGCGCAATTGAAATCGCAATCAAACGATACTTGTTTGATTAAAGGAGGCGGCGGGCAATGTACATCGCACTATACGACGAAAATAAAAGCCACATAACGAACGTTGACAACGCGACGTATGACCTTACTATGCGCGTATATGACAACGACTCTTTTACGGCTGAAGGCGTGTGCGATGTGGACGTGAACGACGCAAAAATAGCCGTCGTAAACGACGACGCGGGCAATTATCGTTATGCGTGCTTTGCTGACGAGGTAAAGCCCGACCATAACAAGCGCGCGATTAAAGGGCTTGATTTTAAGACGCTTTGGGATACCGAAGTTTTGCTCGATTATACGCCGTCCGACAGTTTTAACGGTCGGCTTTCGGCGATCTTTGAGAAGGTGCGCGCCGCGGTGTTTGGAGTGGCGGACTCGACCGTCGGAAAAATACCCGTCGAGGTCGTTATCCCGTCGGACGATACGGACACGACCGACGTGTACGGGGATTTGCAAGGGACATATCAACTCGTCAATGCCTATAAGTTTTTGAAGGGGTATCTCAAATATTACGAGTACAACATCGAAACTTATTATAACATTGCGGCGGGTAAAATCGTTTTTACTTTCGTCAAGTGTACAACGGTGCTATCGGTCGATTTAAGCGACTTTATCCACGAGTTGACGACAACATCGTCAACCACAAACAAGACGGTTGCAACTATAAAGTATGACCCCAAAACGCCCGAAACGGACGCGGAAGGAAATATCATTTATACGGACGTGCAAGCAACCGACGAGAACGGAGAGCCGCAGACGGACGACGCGGGCAATCCCGTTTATGTGCCGAAATACAAGCCTCGTCCGACGACGCTTGCGACAAAGTATTATTACCGCGACAAGGACAACAACATTATACAGTCGGACGCGGAAGGGGTTATCGGCGGAAGGTTGTATCCCGTTAAAACAAAGTGGTTTGAGTCGGAGTATCTTGCCGACGCGCAGTTTAACGCGGTGTACGAACTCGCAAACGCGCGATATGTCGATAACATCGTGATTGACAACAACATCACGATTGACCCGATCGACTTTGCCTCGTATCCGCTGTACACGAAAGTCAATTTGTATTACGGCGGCAAACTGTATAAGACGTTACCTATAAGCGAGAAAATAACGACGCTTGACGGGAGCGGTACGACTACGCAAATCAAACTCGGTTTCAAAAAGATACTTTTAACCGAGATAATCAAATATTAAGGAGGACGGCAAAATTGATTAAACCCGTAACATATCAAGGCGTTTTCAACTTTAAGTCAAATTTGTACGCGCTCGAAGTCAAGTCAAGGTTTATCGACCAAAGCAAGGCAAACGGCTTTTATAGAGGCTATGGGGAAGAACTTGCGGCAAAGATTATCGGGCAGACAATCCAAATCGGCACGGGCGCGTTTGTGGTGCAAGGACGTATGAACGAGGTAACGGCGGCGGAAACCGTTATGCCGCAAATCTTTGACGGATTTGTCGGATACGTCATTGCGCGCATTGAAACATACCACCCGTCGGACGAGGAAAATTGCACCTTTGAGGCGGTCGTCAATCGTACGTTTGACGCAATCTCGTTGAGGCAAGACGACATCTATGCGGCGGACTCGGAGAATACCAACAAGGTTTACGAGCTCCCGATTTATTCTTTTGCAATATCGGGTAGTACGATAACAAACTTGCAAAAACTCATAGGAGCGGTGGACGATTATGCGAAAATCAACGAAATTGTTACCTCGGCACTATCGACGGCACAAGCCGCCGTAAATACCGCAAACGGGGCAGTAAGCACGGCGCAAAACGCGTTGGACGCGGCAAATGCCGCGGTGCAGACATCGGAGGCGGCAAACGGCAAATCCGATAATGCAGTCAATGCGGCAAACGGCGCGGTAAGCACCGCGACGGCGGCGGACAGTAAGGCGACGGAGGCTCTTGCGATTGCAAATGACCTTGACGACAAAATCGACTCGGCAAATGCAACGGCGCAAGCCGCAGAAGAAACGGCAAACAATGCCGCGTCAATCGTACAAGAGCAACACGAGGAAATGTCCGCAGAGATTGCAGAACTCGAAAAAGCGATTGTGGAGGGACAAGGCACGGTTGTCGAGCGCGACGGCGTAATGCTTGCAAAGTACATTATTGACAATGTTATCGAAACGACCGACACTCTTACAATCGAAGGAGGCGGCGTTTAATGGACATAATTTTTAAGGGAACATCTTGCCCGATAAAGTTTTTACATATCGGGGTAAGAGGCAACAACCTTGTTGACAAACTTGTATTTTGCGTCGATAGAAAAACTCCCGACGGACTCGACTTGTCGGAGTTTACGCCGTATGTCAAGATACAAAACAAGGCGGAGAATTACATTGACAAAGACGGAAAACTTGCGATCGATAAGTACGACAATCAATTGCGTTTAACTTATCAACTACGACGAAAAACAACGCAATACCCGTCTTTTGATATGCAATTGCAGTTTGAACAGCCGAACGACGGAGATTGCGTCGTATGGCAAACGGAGGTAATTGGAGTAACTCTATCGAGAACAATTGCCGCCGATAGGCAGATTGAGGAGCAATACCCTTCCGTAATACAAGACTTGGCGGAGAGGGTAACAACCATTGAAGAAATAAAAATTATTAACGGAGGTAATCCATAATGGCAAACAAAGAAGTAATGGTAACTATCATTGCAAGAGGCGGAGCAACGGCGGAGTGGGAAAGCAAAAACCCCGTGCTTGCTAACCGTGAAATCGGTGTCGAGGAACTCGCAGACGGTCGCCGCAAAATGAAAATCGGCGACGGTGCTACGGCTTGGATCGACCTTGCGTATGCAACCGCTGACGACCTCGCAGACCTTAACGAGGACGCGACGCACCGTACCGTAACGGACGCGGAAAAGGCGGCGTGGAACGCAAAGCAAAACGCGCTTACCTTTGACGACGCGCCTACCGCGGACAGCAGTAACCCCGTAAAATCGAGCGGCATTGCAACTGCGCTTGCGGGTAAGGCAAACAAGGACGAAATCCCCGATGTGAGCGAGTTTATCACGAGAGCGGTAAACGACCTTGTGAGCTACTACACCAAAACGCAGATTGACGGCAAGGTGTCCGAACTCGAAGGCAAAATTACCGCAATCCCTAAATTTGCGATTAGCGTTGTAACCGCACTCCCTACTTCGGGACAGAGCGCAACGACGCTGTACTTGCTGAAAACGAGCGAGAGCGAAACGGGCAACCTTTACACCGAGTACATCTATGTCAACGGCGCGTGGGAAAGCCTCGGCACGCAGACGCTCGACCTTTCGGGGTATGCAACGACCGATTGGGTCAACACACAGATTGCCGACTTCTTGACCGAGTCCGCCGTTACAACGCTTATCAATAACGCGCTCGCGGCATATGTCAAGACGGCGGAACTCGCCGCAATCGCAAAGTCGGGCAAACTTGCAGACGCTACCGAGGACGCAACGCACCGCGTCGTAACGGACACGGAAAAAGCGGCGTGGAACGCAAAGCAAAACGCGCTCTCGTTTGATACCGCGCCTACTGCGGGAAGTACCAACCCTGTTACTTCGGGCGGCGTAAAAACTGCGCTCGACGCAAAGGCAAACACGGGCGACATCGTCAAAGCCTCTACGGGGCTTACCGACTCCGCCGACATTATGAGGTACTCGGATACTCTTACTATCAACGGCGACGGCGTTTGATAAAGGAGGCGGACAATGGCAAATAAAACCGTAACAAGCACAATCAAACATCGTCAAGGTGCGGCGGCAACGTGGGAAAGCAAAAATCCCGTGCTTGCCGCGGGCGAGTTGGGTTACGATACGACAAACAAACGCACAAAAATCGGCGACGGAGTTACTCCGTGGAACGATCTTGATTGGTTTGCTGTAAAGAAAAAGCCGACGTTTGCCGAGTCGGATTGGGCAGAGATTGCAGAAATCTCCAAATCGGGAGCGGCGGCAACAACCTTTAAGGTGGGGGACGAAAGAACAATCGAACTTACCACGGGAGAGGAAGTAACTCTTGTAATCCTCGGCTTTAATCACGACGACTTGCAGAGCGGCGGAAAGGCGGGTATTACTATCGGTATGAAGGAGTTACTCGCAACGCGATATGCAATGAACTCGTCAGGCACAAACGCGGGCGGTTGGGATACGAGCAAAATGCGTACGGACACGATGTCAACACTCTTGGGGCAGTTGCCCGCTGACTTGCAAACGGTTATTAAAACCGTCAACAAAAAAGCAACGGCGGGAGGTCAAAGCGAAACAATCACAACGTCGGCGGACAAGTTGTTTTTGCTTGCGATGTCGGAGATTTACTCCAAAACGAGTATTGAAAACTCAACAACTGCAACAATCAAAGACTATGCCGCGGCGTATAACGCAGAAGGTACGCAATACGAGTATTACCGCAATTTAATCGGGGATAACAACGGCGGAACGGCAACAAATGCGGCTCTTATCAAGAGGTTATCTAATGGCGGCGGCTCTGCGACCCCTTGGTGGTTGCGCTCGCCGGGCGTTAGCGGTACTACCGGCTTTCGGTATATCGCCTCGACGGGTAGTGTCAGCAACTCCACCGCGAACACCTCGTACGGCGTGTCCTTCGGCTTTT